CAGCCCCACGAATAGCATCGACACCGATCAGCCCAACACCACCACCAATGGCAACAGAAAGCGATTTAGGCCATCCAACATACTCAAGAGCGGATGCAAAGGTCAGCGTCAGAGCACCACAGAGCAAAATCTCAAGCGTTTTTCGTTTCCAGCCGCCGCCACCGCCAAAATAGGCAATGCGCAAACCAGCCATAACAATTGACATAACCACTGCGCCCAACGGCGTATCTCCACGCCACCAACTTTGTAAGAGTTCCAGTAAGTCAGGCCAGGAATGAGGAGCATTGTGCATTTTCATACTTCCCACCTCCGCCATTACGGGGTGTTGTTGAAAGGCGGGCCCTGCGTATACGCCCGTAGGATTGGGTTATGAGCCGTCCTTCGGTGGGCCCTGAATACAAAAAAAGTTCGCCATAGCGAACCTTGTTAAATTTGTTAAAAAAGGAGGTTATTTAACATAATGTATGTTATAGGAACCACACGATCCCCGCTCGCAATAGATTTGCGATGAAAGGCCTATTTAATCAACTTAAGTGGTCCAGAATGACGAAATTCGAGTGAATAAAAGGTGCATAAAAAAGGGCAAAAACTGCATAGCGTTTTTTCGCAGCGAAAGCCCTGTTTTATTAACTTTTCCCCAGAATGGGGCAATAAAAAAGGCCCCCTTGCGGAAGCCTCTTCGTGATGAACTGTTTTCAACGGATATCAGGCTAATCGGCTTTTTGGAATTCCACAACTATTTTTTATCTTACCTTGATGCCTGATGCCGTCAGATGTTTACGACAGTCCTGAATACCTTCGTTATAACCCGCATCGTAGAAGCTATCCGGCTTTGCCTTCAGCGCAGGAAGCGTAACGCTGGTAGCTCTTCGTTCGGCCAGAACACCTGCCTGAAAGAGTGTCCACATCAACTGAACTGCTGAATCACAGTAAGTAACATCTTCACTGTACAATTCTCGTTCAATCCTGATGCCAAGTTGAGCCTTCATTGATGCGCTAATATTACCTTTGACCTGCAACGACAGGTCTGGGTACCTCTGTTCCATGAAGCTTTCAAATCTGTTGCGAACGCTGATCAGAGCCATCTGGTTCCCTTACGTGATTGATTGCTGGATATTATGCCGCCGAGCAGCTCCTACGCAAAGTCCTGATAGCCTGAGGCTTTGACTGAACCGACTGATCCATTTCGAGCACCACATCCAGCATGGCTAAGCAACCGTCAATAAATCCCTCTGCCGCCTGAAGCCTCTTCAGAACGTGGGTGTGAGATACGCCGAGCTTCTCACCCATCGCCCGCACGGGCATGGCCTGGACGTAATGCCACTCAAGGAGCGTGCACAGATACGGATCTTTTTTCTTCAGGCAGCTCATAGCGGAGTTGATGATAAGACCGTCATTGTCACTGCATTTCAGCCTTCCAGACTGCGTCGCGGGTAGCAGATTCTTAAACCCGGCTGCAACAGGAGGAAAGTAGACACTACCACCTTCACTCGCTGCCCAGCCACCCCAGCGCTCTAAAACCTGTTGAATATTACGCATAGCTCTGACCTCTACGTTTTGCTACGAAAAAATTTTCTGAGAACCACGTTTGTTTATCCGTGGGTGTGGATAACGCAGTTCCGATTCGCTTATTACACGCTGTTATGTGCAAAAAATTCCTTGTTCGGCCTGTACCAACCTGTACCCACCTGTACCAGCTCTTTTCAAACCTTTTCCCCAAGCGACTTATATATATATATGGGGTTCTTAGTAATTAGGTTGGTACAGATGGTACAGTTGGTACTGGCCTTTAAATTCAATTAGTTAAAATGTACCAACCTCTATTTTGAGGTTGGTACAGGTTGGGACACCGCCTCAAAAATTCGAGTCATTTTCCCCCCAATTCGCCTTTGGGCACGCTTATACCCGCAATTTTGCAAAACATTACTAATTCGCATTTCTTCGCGTTTTCCGATGCGGTCAGGATTTAGCCCAATCGCATCACGCAAAACATCACTTGCGCGTAAAAATTCGCAATTTCGCGGAAGTTCATTAGTCATCAGGTCTGGCGTGTCGAGCCATTTCTCTACCGTTTCAAGCCAAGCATCCTTGATGGTGTACTGTTCATGGACACTCGCTGCCAGTTGTTCAGCCTCACGGAACTGGATACCCCCCAGACGCTGAAACACCTCACGAGCCTCAGCCCAAAGTAAAAGGAGATCTCTTTTTATCGCTTTCACGTCGACTTTCGACACTTCCACGGGGAGCCAGCGACGGTTACCAGTCTTGTCCGCAAGGAATTCGTCCTCATTGGTGGTACCAACGAACACCAGGCGACGAGGAAACTGGGTGGCGAACTCCCGGTATTTCGGGATCCAGTTTTCGTGAGTACGCGTCACAAACGCTTTGATTGACTCCAGCTCTTTGGTATTAAGTCCGCGCAGTTCACCAATCTCTGCCACCAGCCGACCACGCATTTTTCGAGCGAGATCATCGTCTTTTTCGGCAAAAGAGATTTCAGTAAAAAACGCAGGATCAGGGCTCAGTGCCTCCACTCCGGAAGACTTACCGCAGCCCTGCGGACCAACGAGGATCGGCACCATATCCGCTTTGATGCCTGGCTCCAGTACTCGCCCCGCCAACGCGGTCCACATGTACATAGACACCGCACGGGTATAAGGCGTGTCGGCGGTACCGAAGTGCGTATGGTAGAAACATTCGATGCGCGGCACGCCATCCCACTCCAGTCCGTTCAGCCAAGTGATCGCTGAATCGAATGGTTGTTCATCGGCTGCAAGTAACACCACATCGCGAATAAGTTCACGACCAACAGGTTTAAATCCCCGCTTTTCCATCGTGATGCGCAGGCGCGCATAATCCGCATCGGTGAATGCCCGCCATTGTCCGGATCCTGCAGGGGCAAACATGATTTCGTCGCGGAACTGGTCAAAGCGAATATCGATGTCCACAAAATCAGGGCGTACTACTGCTTTGGCTGCGTTGCTGATTGTTGCCTCGATACGCCCCCATTTATCACGCTCGAAAGCAGGCAGCGGTAAAGGTTCCGCCACTTCGGTGCTGGTCAGATCTTCGAAATCGTCGTTGCGGATCCCGATGGCATTAAGGAAATCTCCGTCATCACGATGCGCACAACTGGCATGCAGGCATTTAAAATGCCCCTGCTCAAAGCCCGCGGTTCCCGCAGGAAAATAAACTGTGCTTGTTGGATCGCCCCCGCTACTGTGGCCGTCTTCAAACGGACAGCGGATATATCGTTCACCATTTGCGCCATCCAGCAGCGTCCAGCCATTGGCATCAAGATATTCAGCTGTATCATCCGTCGCGCCGGGCGTGAATGCTGATCGGTCGCGCATCTTCGTGTTGCCCGCTTCGGTGGTTACCGACACAGGGAGTTGTTCAGCCAGGCGCTGCCACAGCGTTTCAAGCTGCTCACCAGTAATAGCCGGAGGTTCATCCGGCAAACCGCCGTCCCATTCAATACGCGCGCCGCTGCTGTGCGTACCGCAGGCAACGAACTGCTGCCCGTTCGCCAGCAACTCGATAATGCCCATATCCCCCGCCAGGCGATGGATACGCTTACGGAAATCACCATCAACGGCCAGCAGATACAGACACTTATTACTGTTTGCTCGCCAGCGTCGCGGCGGCAACTCACCCAGAAGTTGCACAAGCGTTTTGCGAATATCTGCCTGAATGTCTTCATCTTCGCTATCACAGTCCAGCGCCAGCCAGCCATGGCCTGTACGCACGCAGATGCCATAATCCGGTTCATTCGACCAGCGGGCAAAATCATGCTCAGTAACAACATGCCCGGTCCATTGAGCAATACCGGTGACCTGGCGGTCCCGGTTATAGCGACTCGGCGTCTTACCCAACGCTTTCAGTTTACTATCAGGGGATATGGTCGCACTGGGGTTACATACAACTGGGAGAAGATGATCAGTTCTCCCCAATACCAGGTCGAAATGAAACCACTCATCAGGCGTAGCTCCCCATGGTTTGCTATCGGACATGGGTTAAGCCTTTTTATCGTTTTGTGAGCCATACAACAGCCAATTAGGGTCGCAATCCAATGCTATAGACATTTCAAGAAGATAACGTGGCCGAGCAATAACACCACTTTCAATTCTGTTTATTGCCTGCTGGCTCACTCCTGTGAGCTCAGCCAACGTAACTTGCGTCATTTTGAGTTCTTTACGTCGTTCTTTTACTCGGGTCGCTAAGGTCATTGCTTTCACCTCATACAATTTTAGTGGTATTTAGCAACAACAAACGAGGTTTGTCAAATACAACAAAAATTGTTTTTAATGTGGGGATACACATTAATACAACCCAGAAGGACTAATCCCATGTCTCTCGCAGCCCGTTTTAAAGCACGTCGTTTGGAATTAGGAATGACTCAAGTGGAAGTAGCGAATTCTGCAGGGGTTAGCCAACAATCCATAGAATCCATCGAAAGTGGACGAACCAGAAAGCCACGCAATCTTCTGGATCTGGCTAAGGCCTTGAAATGTAGCCCAGACTGGCTACTGAACGGTAAAAATATTATGCCTCTCGCGGAGATAAGTACCAGACGCATACCTATATTAAGTTACGTTCAGGCAGGAGAGCTTACAGAAGCAAGAGACATAACAGATCTGACAGGGGAATTTGAATATATTTTGGCAGACTCTGACATTCCAGAAACATGCTTCGCATTACGTATCGATGGCGACAGCATGCAACCAGAGTTTAAAGAAGGAGACATTGTTATCATCGATCCTGATCTATGTCCTGCACCAGGGGAGTTTGTTGTCGCCAAAAACGACGGTCACGAAGCTACATTTAAAAAATACCGTCCATTAGGAATCGGCATCGACGACTTTGAATTAATCCCCCTAAATCCTGATTACCCTATTTTTCGTAGTGCAGATATGAACTTACAGATCATAGGTGTAATGATCGAACACCGTATTTACCGCCGTAAACGTTAGTATTCCCACCGTAAATATCGGGAGGCGTAACAGCCTCCCTTACCCCATTTGTAAAGTCTTACAAATTAAATTCACTTAAATATCAATAAAGTAGTATTCACACCCCACAAAATACCACATTTGTGGTTTACATAATACAACTCAAATTGTATCTTTAGCCACAAGTCGAACGGCGCGACTCTAAACCATGCGTCGGGACCGTGGCGGGACAGGATGTCGGCAATACGGGTCAGTAAGTTCCCTTTGGGGTGCGGCGAAGCACTGTCTACTGATACAAGTCGAAGCCGCCGAACCACCAAAGTGAACTGAATGAGGAAACGGCGTGAAAACGTATAAACCGCTCAAAGGTGAATGCCCTGCTTGCCAAACACAGCTTCTGACACCAAAGCCAAAACGATACCAAATCAACGAATGTTATGAGCACTGCCCTGGATGTGGTGCTTTCCTGCATACCATTGCAACGCACTGGCGTGTCCGCTTCAACCTTGTGGTACCACGTACGCACAATACCAACTGAATCATCCATGTAATTGCTGTGTGTAGTCTTTGCCCGCCTCACGTGACGGGCTTTTTTATGTCTGAAAGCGCACTCGCAACAGCGTGCTCCCCGATATGAAAAAAGGAATACAACCGATGAAACCTGAACACATCCATCGACTGACGGGGCGCGATGTTCTCCGTTATCGCCGTAAAAACTTCGATTTGATGACCGGTCTGGCCGTTGCCACTGCGCTCGGTCTGATCATCACTTTCATTCTCCTTGTAGCGAGGACCACAGTATGAGTTTAGAAACCAGTCTAGAACTTAATAATCAACTTCTGGCACAACATAATGCGCTGCTTGAACGTCTTATCCGCACAATGGCATCAGGCATTGTTATGCATCCTGACACGATTTCACGAGTGCAGGAATGTCGGGATACAGCAACTGAAACTGAAAATATGTCAGCGGCAATGACACTGGATGATCTGGAGTTCAGCGACGTTATCGCACTGGCTGGTTTCTACCCGGTAGCCACCCCTATCACAGAAGACATGCTGCAACGTGCTGTTGCCTACCGTGATGCTGAAGGCGATAAACGAGTTGTTCAGATTGATGCTCTCGACAGCGCATTGCAGGGCGTCAAACGAGCCAGGGCGCTGCTTAAACCTGCTCTCCTGGACCTGTCCCGTAACATCCTTAAGTTCTGGGACGACCTGCCAACCATCGGCGAGCGACGTGCTTTTGCCGAGCAGCTACTTGATGCACCTGCAGATGGGCGTGATGAAGTTAAGCCGAAAAAGGCCAGTAACAAAGATGGAGAACGCACGGGGCCGTTTTACGTCAAAAATGTATCCGGCACAGCAGCCAGTGAACTCCATACCTTACGCAAGTTGAACGAGATGCTTAAAAAAGGCCATATCGAGATCAACCGTGTTGAGTACCTTCAGCTGCAGGAAGAATTTGCACGCAGAGACGCAGCAAATTCCAGCCAGAATAATGACGCCAAAGATGACCATACAATTGATTTCGCGGCACTACGCAAACAAGCTGAAGGGTTGATCCTCCAGTTAGCAAAAGGGGGTTACCGGGCAGAAGCTATTGCAATTCTGGAAAAACAGGGAGCCAGGAAACTTGGTGAAGTAACGGATGAAAATCTCGCTGAAGTAATCACCCTGGCTGAAAAAGCACTGGAGGGTTAATCATGCCAGACGTTCATGCACAACTTTCTCCATCATCAGCGCATCGATGGATGCGCTGCCCAGGAAGTCTGGCGCTGGAGGCCACACAACCGGATAAAGAAACAACTTTTGCAATCGAGGGCACTGCAGCGCATGCACTTGCCGAAAAGGTGCTGCGCAACCGCCAGAGCCACCCGGAGCACTATGCAGGTTGCAACGTCGCGATGTTCCTTGGATCCTATCCTCTTGCTGAGCACCCGGATGATACTTCCGGCCCGCAGGTAGATGAGGAAATGGTCGAAGCCGTTGGTCGTTACGTCGACACTGTTTGGGCGCTGGCGCAGGGCAATGAGCTGCTGGTCGAGCAGCGTGTCGACTTCTCCCATATAACGGGTGTGGAAGAATCTTTCGGAACTGCCGACAGCATAATCATTGCTGGTAGCGAATTACAAATCCACGACCTGAAATATGGCAAAGGCGTCCGCATTGATGCAGAACAAAATGAGCAACTACAACTGTATGCTCTGGGTGCGCTCGAACAATTCAGCATGCTGTATGACTTTGAGACTGTAAGATTATTTATTCACCAGCCGCGGCTTAACCACGTTTCAGAGTGGGCTCTGACGGTGGAAGAGCTCCAGGCGTTCGGTGAACGGGCACAGGAGGCCGCAACCAGTGCGATCCTTGTTCTCAATATTGCTGAATGCGAAGGCATTGAGACACTACCGCTGGAAAACTTCATACCTGGAGAAAAACAGTGCCGCTTCTGTAAAGCAAAAGCTATTTGCACTGCCCAGAAAATGCAGCATTTACAAACAGCGGCCAGCGACTTTGAAGATCTGACAAAGCCTGTCAGCGAAATAATCACCAATGCCAGCGCACGTGTACCTCTGTTAACCATTGAGCAGCTTGCGGAGATCTATAGCCAGACCGACTTTATTGAGTCCTGGCTAAAGGCAGTACGGGACCGGGTTCACAATGAACTCAATGCCGGACATCCGGTACCGGGGTTTAAACTGGTAACAGGAAAACAAGGTAACCGGGCCTGGAGTGATGAAGAGGCAGCTCGCGCACTTCTGAAGGACCAGTTCAGGTACAAAACTGAAGAAGTATTCGACTTTAAACTTATTAGTCCCACAAAAGCCGAAAAACTTATCAAAAAGGCCAGTCCGCGCCGTTGGTCAAAAGTCGAGGCACTGATAACACGAGCTGATGGTAAACCCACCGTCGTTCCCGAGTCAGACCCACGCCCCGCACTCAATATCAACCCTGTAAATGATTTCGACGACGTATCCGACGATACGCTAACCGCAGACCTCATCTGATTTAAGGAAATCCCCATGAAACTGAAGCTGAACAATGTTCGTCTGGCCTTCCCGTCTCTGTTTGAAGCTAAAACTGTAAACGGCGAAGGCGATCCGCGTTTCTCCGCAGTATTTTTAATGTCTCCCAAACACCCACAACTGGAAGAAATCCGTAAAGCTATGAAGCAGGTAGCGAAGGAAAAATGGGGGGAGAAGTGGGAGTCCATTTATAACCAGCTGGAGAAAAAACTCAATCTGTGCCTGCATGATGGTGATGAAAAAGCAGAGTATGAAGGCTTTCCCGGCAATTTCTTCCTGAACGCTGCTAACAAAGCGCGCCCAGCTGTTCTTGATCGCGATCGTTCGCCACTAATTCAGGCTGATGGACGTCCCTATGCAGGGTGCTATGTAAACGCCGTTATCGATATCTGGGCACAGGACAATAATTTCGGTAAACGCATTAATGCCTCACTCGGCGGAGTCCAGTTCCTGCGAGACGGCGATGCATTCGCTGGCGGCGGAGTGGCAAGCGCTGACGATTTCGACGATATCAGCGAAGGTGCTGATGCTGAAGCACTAATTTAAAAATATTCATCCCCCAGCTGCGTGCTGGGGGATCTCATGAGGGAAAGAATAATGTCACAGCCCGTATTAACTAATTACCTTAAAACTCAAATCATCAATAACGCACTTGAGAAAGCGGGTATCCCCAAACGTAAATCAGCACTACGAGCTGCTCGTGTTGAATGGGCCGAACGTGTTCGGCTTGCAGCTATCGGGGGCGTAGAGAAAGAAGCTGAAATATTAAAAAATATAAAAAAAATAGAAACACTGGTATCAAAATTCCCCGAAGCATTAAAAACCGCCAATAACATTATCAGGGAAGAGTGTTACATGTGTCTGAATCTGGCAGGTTCTCGGGTTACCGTCTATTTCAACGGTAACTACCGAGGATATGAATCAGGGTCACCAGACCATATTCACAAAATCGCGCCGGGGGAATTTACCCTTCTGGCAAATGACCCTCTAGTTACAGAGTTTTACGGGTTTGATACACTTTATGAGCAGATACAGAGCGATGAGTCAGACATTCGACAGAATGTCAGCGCTGCACTCAGTAAAGTGCGCACAGTTAAGCGCCTGCTGGAAGAGTGGCCTGAAGCTAAAGAACTTCTGCCAGCCGATGCACCATCTGCTCCGCTTCCGCCAGCTATACGACGCGAAACTCTCAACGAAATGATCGGCCTCCCTTCTGACGAAGGGGTAGATGCTTAATATTTCTTATAACAAAGGCTGGCTTAAGAAAATAGTTATCCAAACCAGCCTACCGCAATACTAAAAATTAAAATTCATTGAATTTAAAAAGACATTTCCCTATTGGATTGCCATAGTCTCTACATACCGAAATGCTGTCCCATACAGGCTGAGCCAAACACCCAAGAAAGAACCCAATAAGCGCAAAAATTATAATTTTGGGAAGAACACGATCCTTAGGACCTTCTTCACGTTCGAGCCATGCGCCACCAGCCCGAACTATTCTCCCTAAAATATAAAGAATGGGGAAAGCAATAATACCTATCAATGAAAGTATTCCGATACCAAAGCTAAACACCGCCGTCTCCTTGTTTATTTACACCTACATAACCATATATCACACAAGGTTATTTTATGTCCAATATACTATGGGGTGACCTAGAAACCTATTGCGAAATCCCTATTACGAACGGTACCCATGCGTATGCCGAAGGCGTTGAAGTGATGCTGTTCGCATGGGCTATCAACGACGAGCCCGTAAACGTGTGGGATATCACTGCCGGTGGTGGTATTCCACACGGCTTATACGAAGCAATCGCAGCCCCTGAAACCCTGCTTTATTTTCATAACTCTCACTTCGACCGCACCGTCCTGCGTTATGCAATGCCGCGCCTGGCACCGCCAGTCGAACGTTGGCGCGACACAATGGTGCAGGCGCTGGCGCACGGTCTCCCGGGGTCTCTGGGGGAACTCTGCGAAGTACTAGGCGTCCCGCAAGACAAAGCGAAGGACAAAGAAGGTAAAGCGCTGATCCAGCTGTTCTGTAAGCCACGCCCGAAAAACAGCAAACTGCGCCGGGCCACCAGCAAAACCCACCCGGAAGAATGGCGGCGCTTTGTTGCTTACGCCGGACTGGATATCGAGGCAATGCGCGAAGTCTATAAACGTCTGCCGAAGTGGAATTATCAGGGGACAGAACTGGCGCTCTGGCATCGTGATCAGCAGATCAACGACCGGGGCGTCTGCATGGACATTCAACTCGCGCGCGCTGCGATCGAAGCGGTAGACCAGGAGCAAAAGCGCCTGGCAAAGCGTACACAGGAAATGACTGATGGCGAAGTGCAGGCAGCAACACAACGGGACGCGTTGATTAAGCACATCGTTGAATCCTACGGTGTGGAGCTACCAGACATGCAACGCAGTACTCTGGAACGTCGTATAGCCGACCCCGATTTACCATCTGCCGTGAAAGAACTGCTGGCTATCCGCCTGCAGGCCAGTACTACCAGCACCAGTAAATACAAGGCACTGATGAAAGGCGTAAGCCACGACGGGCGCTTACGCGGTACGCTACAGTTCTGCGGGGCGTCACGTACCGGTCGTTGGGCCGGACGGCTATTCCAGCCCCAGAACCTTCCCCGCCCTTCACTAAAACAGGAACAAATAGACGAAGGCATCGAAGCACTGAAAGCCGGATGTGCAGACCTGCTGTTTGACAATATCATGGAACTAACCAGTTCAGCGTTACGTGGCTGCATTATCGCGCCAACAGGCAAAAAACTGGTGGTAAGTGACTTGTCGAACATTGAAGGCCGTATGCTGGCATGGCTGGCGGGAGAAGAATGGAAACTGAATGCATTCAGAGAGTACGACGCCGGAACGGGTCCGGACTTATATAAACTGGCGTATGCAAAAGCTTTCGATATTGCACCAGATGATGTTGATAAACACATGCGTCAGATCGGTAAAGTCATGGAACTCGGTCTGGGTTATGGAGGTGGTGTATCGGCTTTCATCACTTTTGCTCTGGTTTACGGTCTCGATCTCGACGAGCTGGCGAACGCCGCACTGCCAAACATTCCCCGCGATGTTATCCGCGAGGCGAAAAGCTGGTACAACGAATCGGTTAAACGTAAGTCGACCTTTGGCCTGTCCGAGCGTGTATTCATCGCATGTGACTCGCTCAAGCGCCTGTGGCGCAGGGCGCACCCGGCGACCTGCGATTTCTGGTACGAACTGGAGCGCACCGTCCGCACTGCAATCGCCACACCGCAAAAAACATTGTATTGCGGTTATCTTAAAATCCGCCGCGATGGCGCGTGGCTGCGCATACAGCTACCATCCGGACGCGCTGTATGCTACCCCTCTCCGGTTATCGAAAAAGGGAATATCACCTATATGGGTGTTAACTCTTATTCGCGTAAATGGCAACGACTCAAAACCTACGGCGGAAAGCTGGTAGAGAACGTCACCCAGGCGGCCGCCCGCGACGTTCTGGCCGGAAACATGCCGCTTATCGAAGATGCCGGTTACAGCATTGTGCTGACGGTACACGACGAGGTGATCACCGAAGCACCTGACACAGAAGATTTCAACGATAAAGCGCTTTCCGCGCTTCTCTCCACTAACCCCGAATGGGCGCCCGATATCCCACTGAACGCTGGCGGTTTTGAGGCGTACCACTACCGTAAGGATTAATCGCTATGACTGTAATCAAAACGCATACCGGAACGGTTATTACCCGCACCGGTGAAAAGCAGGTGCAATTGCATCAAAACGCGACAACGTGGGTGGCTGGCCCAAAAGAGTATTACTACAAAGACACTGGCCGCCGCGGTGGTGCTGTCGGTGTCCGCACTCGTCTGGTGCTGAGCAGCATCCGCCCAATCGAAGCAAAGCAGGAGTAACCCCTATGTCATTTAAATATCGGGACAGTCCGCTTTATTACCGGGCTGCGAGGGAGGCCTTGCGCCTTGAGCAGTCCGGCGAATATGACCGGGCAGCGAAGGTCTGGGCCAAGGCTAACCGCCAGTCACGTAACGAACTGAATCAGGACTGGAGCGAACGCCGGTCTGATTTTTGTCTGATGCAGAACATGCGCGAAAAGCGTAAGGCGGTGAGCGATGACTTGTGAGCAGACCATTCTTGACATGTGCTGCGGCTCTCGTATGTTTTGGTTCGACAAGGAGGACAAGCGCGCCGTGTTCAGTGATATCCGCGCCGAGCAGCATGAGCTTTGCGACGGTCGCCAGTTGGTTATAAGTCCGGACCTTATAGCTGATTTCCGCGCCCTTCCCTTTGCCGATAACACTTTCCCTGTCGTCGTTTTCGATCCGCCGCACCTCGAGCGCGTCGGCGATAACGCATGGATGAGGAAAAAGTACGGGCGGCTCAACAAAGAAACATGGCGCGATGATCTTCGCGACGGCTTCGCCGAAGCATTCAGGGTATTGCGGCCCCACGGTGTACTCATATTCAAATGGAACGAAACGCAGATCCCGGTAAGCAATATCTTGGCGCTGACCGACGAGAAGCCGGCCATATGGCAACGAACCGGAAAAGCCGACAAAACCCACTGGGTTATTTTCGTCAAAGGTGTGGAATGATGGCCTACGAACGTGAAAGCCTTATCGAAAAGCACCTCGTCGCCGAAGTGAAAAAGGCTGGCGGGGTCGCCTTTAAGTTCGTGTCACCCGGTCGCCGCTCGGTACCGGATCGCATTGTCCTGCTACCCGGCGGTCGCATCGTCTTTGTCGAATGCAAAGCGCCAAGCAAACCACCACGGCCTGACCAGTTACGCGAGCACGAACGGCTGCGCGCGTTGGGCTTTACCGTGGTGGTATTAGATAGCAAAAATCTGGAGGGGATATTGTGCGGGGAGCCTATTACAACGAAATAGACCCTAACGCAGCACAATGGCTGCGTAACCTTATTGCTGCAGGTCATATCGCCCCGGGTGAAGTTGATGAAAGGAGTATCGAAGATGTCGCACCAGACGACTTGCGCGGATTCACACAGTGCCATTTCTTCGCCGGGATCGGCGTCTGGTCTTATGCTCTGCGTCTGGCCGGATGGCCGGATAACAAACCGGTCTGGACAGGAAGTTGCCCGTGCCAGCCTTTCAGCTCGGCTGGTAAAGGCGCTGGGTTTGATGACGAGCGGCACCTATGGCCAGCACTATTCCACCTCATCAGCGAGCGACGCCCTAAGCTGGTATTTGGCGAACAGGTTGCGGGAGTCAATGCCTGGTTCGATCTTGTACAAACTGACGTGGAAGCAGTGGACTACGCCTTTGGGCTTGTCCCGTTTCCGGCTGCGGGCGTCGGTGCCCCGCATATCCGAGATAGAGCGTATTGGGTGGCCGACGCCAGCGGCGAGCGATCACAGCGGTGGCGAAAGCGCCTCAATAGCATTGAGGAAGATGTCTGGAGATCGTCGACCGTCCGGCAACACGCTACACAGCTCCCTGCGGAATTTTGCTCACCTAGCGGGGTGGTACACCCCAACCTGCAACACAAACCCACAGCCGGAGACAAAACGCGGTCTAGAAACCTTAGCGGGACTATCCAGATTAGCGGGATGGCCGACAGTGACGACGATCGACAACAACCAAGTTCGTGCCGAGGGCGCAGCGGCCAATCATACCGAACGGGGAACGACCCTCGGCGGCGCTGCGAGAATCTGCGGCCCAATACGATTAACGGCTGCTGGGATGGTGCTGACTGGCTCCTCTGCCGGGATGGTCGCTGGCGGCCAGTTGAATCCGGCACATGCCCGTTGGCTAATGGGATTACCTCCAGAGTGGGACGACTGCGCGCCTACGGCAACGCGATAGTCGCACCAGCTGCCGCAACATTCATCCGCTCGTTTATGGAATGCGCAGGATACGACCTTATTTAATGCCACTCACATCTGGCATGATACCGTCCAGAAGGTAATTGCTTATATACAACGGAGCCGCCCATGGCATAAGTATAAGCATGAAGTTTTGTCCAGAAGTCCCCATAAACTAGTATTGGGGCTAAAAATTTTGGATCGCTAACCATAGATGTAGCAGGAAGCTCGAAACCTTTAGAAAGAATGTTTACCAGTGAAGGGTAATTTTCAAAATCAGTGCTATTCCCGCCCACCTCTAAAGCATCCAGTTCAAAGTCGAGCACTCCACCATTTTTGTAATACTCCGGAACAGTTAACCCTGATGTTAACAAAGTAGCCATTAAACAATCCTCCTGAATTTTAAAGGGTTACATTATGCCCAAAGTTTTCACGCCTCGCCCCTACCAAGATCTAATTATCAACCACGAAATCGACATTCACCGCTGCAACATCTGGGCAGGGATGGGGATGGGTAAAACCGTAGCGACACTCACCACGCTGGAAGATCTTTTCATGGCGGGCTCAGAGACACAGCCCGCGCTGGTCCTCGCGCCCCTACGCGTTGCAGCAAGCACATGGCCGGATGAAGCGCTGAAATGGGGGCATCTGCGCAATATCGAGGTGCAGCCGATTGTTGGTAACGCCAAAGCACGCTCTGCAGCGCTGGCGAACAGCAACGCGAGCGTGTTCACCATCAACTACGATAACCTTGTCTGGCTGGTTGAGGAATTGGGAGAACGATGGCCGTTCGGTACTGTCATTCCAGATGAAAGCACCCGGCTAAAATCCTTCCGGCTGCGAGGTGGTGGTAAGCGCGCGGCGGCGCTGGGCAAAGTGGCGCATAAGTATGTCCAGCGCTGGATAAATCTCACCGGTACGCCAGCACCGAACGGCCTGGTAGATTTGTGGGGACAATTGTGGTTTGTGGACCAGGGGCAACGTCTCGGGCGCACTTACGGCGCGTTTACCTCACGCTGGTTCAACTCGATACAGTTTCCGGGGCAGAGCTGGACCAAACTGGAGCCGTTTGCTCACTCACATGCTGAAATACAGCGAGCGTTAGCCGATGTGACCCTCTCGCTGGATGCGGCCGACTGGTTCGATATCAAAGACCCCATCCATAACGTAATCCGCGTGGATATGCCGCCGAAGGCCCGTCAGCAGTATCGTGAAATGGAAAAGGAAATGTTCCTCGAGCTGAACGGCGAAGGCATCGAAGCACCAAACGCCGCGGCAAAGACACTGAAGTGTCTGCAAATCGCCAGTGGCGCAGTATACACAGACGACACCGGAAGTTGGTCAGAACTGCATGACACCAAACTACAAGCGCTGGACAGCATACTGACCGAAGCAGCTGGCGCACCTGTGCTGGTTGCTTATCACTGGAAACACGATCTTGAACGCTTGCTTAAAGCATTCCCTCGCGGTCGTCACCTCGACCAAGATCCACAGACACTGCGCGACTGGAATTCCGGAAAGATTCCTGTTCTCTTTGCACACCCAGCCAGCGCGGGCCACGGTCTGAACATGCAGGACGGCGGAAACATACTGGTATTTTTCTCACACTGGTGGGACCTGGAGCAGTATCAGCAAATTATTGAACGTATCGGCCCCACCAGGCAGATACAGGCCGGACACAATCGTCCGGTATTTATTCACCACATTATTGCGGCCGACACTATGGACGAAATGGTGATGGAGCGGCGCAACTCAAAACGAACAGTGCAGGACATCCTGCTCGATGCCATGAAAAAGAGAGGTATAGCATGAGCGAGAAACCCGACGATTTACTCACCCCAGATGAAGTATGCCAAAAGTTAGGTATTACACAGAAAACGCTATGTGAGTGGAATATTAAGCATCGTCATCGGGCTATCCTGGCACCAATTCGTTTCAGTGCAAAAGTAGTTCGTTATGAGCGCCGAAATGTCGACGCTTTTATTCAAAAGTGTCGCAGCCAGTATTAACCTCGCCGCCGTAGCAATGCAACCTGCGCAAGTATGCTCCGCTCGTGAGCCTCGAAAGCTTCGCGCTTTAACGCAATCTCTTCCTGTAAAATCTCATCAGAAAAGTCGTAATGTTCTGCCATCGGGTCATCTGACTTGCTGGAGTGGTGAAGGCAAAGGAGGCTGATTTCCCTTCGGTCTGATCGGGAATAGCCTCTTTCCTTCATCAAGGCAATAACATTGCTCTTAAGGAATTTACGGCACATCGTATTAAATGCACCGTCTTTCCCTTTAACAGTCCCATCATGTTTTATTCCTTTTACAGCCCCGTCCGGGCTGTATGTTTTCACCAGCTTATCCAGTGATCGTTTTGAAAATGGCTGCATTGGATCACGTGGCTGCAAAAATACATAATCCCTGTTGCACTCAGGAACTGAATCACGCCAGGCTTTCTGCTCGTCGATAATCCGCCGGATCTCAGGCGTTATCGGCAGGGGGGGGGGGCG